CCTATCCATCAGCATCGAATGAGATCGACCGCCTCATGATGGCACCGAACGGCGTCAACTACGACACGCTGATCGACTTTCCACCCGACAAGTTCTTGATTGCCATCTGGCAGCAAGGCGGCTGTCATCCAATCCACTCGGCGAACCTTCGCGCTCTCACGAAGTTCTGGCTCGGTGCAATTTATGGGCTGGGCTGGTTTATGCAATACGCGCAGCTCTACTCGATCCCATGGCGACACGCTGAGACGGACGGCAGCGATGAAGCAATGATGAAGGCGCAGGAAATGCTGGAGAACATCGGCACCAGCGGCTATGCGGTCACAGGACCCGGGGTAAAGTTCTCCATCATGGACGGCATCAAGGGTGGCGAATCGCTGCCACAGGTGGCGCTCATGAATGAGTCAGACAAAGCGTGTGACATTCTCATGCTCGGTCAGACGTTGACCACAGACGTGGGTGACAGCGGAAGCCGAGCGCTTGGCGACGTCCATGCAACGGTGCGCGGCGATATTCTGCAAGCGGTCGCGACATGGATCGGGCAGGTGGTCACAACTCAGTTGATCCCTTCAATCGTACGTATGAATTACGGCGCAGGCATTGCCAGCGAGGACATGCCCTATGCTGAAATCGTCATTCCGAAGCCGAAAGATGAGAAGGCAATCGCCGAGCGCATCAAGATCGTCACGAAGGACATCGGGCTTCCAGTTTCGAACAAATGGATCTACAACGAACTCGGCATTGCTGAACCGCAAGAAGGCGAGGCGCTATTTGGCGAAGTCGAAGATCCTCTCCCATTACTACCAGAGATCACCGAGGCGGCACGCGCTGACATTGACCTACGACCAACCGAGGACATGGCAAAGGCAGCACAAGACGCACTTGAGATTCGCAGGCAGAAGCCAGCATCAGAGCGCGGTATGACATCGGTCGGCATCGCACGAGCAAGGGACATCTCCAACCGTTCCGAGCTATCAGCGGAGACAGTGAAGCGCATGGTTTCCTTCTTCGCTCGCCACGAAATCGACAAGAAGGGCGAGACATGGGGCGACAAAGGCAAAGGCTGGCAGGCATGGAATGGCTGGGGCGGCGACGCTGGCAGAGAGTGGGCGAATGCAAAGCTCAAACAGATCGAAAATGACCGATGAACAGATGCGTGAGGTCGCGGGGCAATGGCTCTCGCCGGTGGATCAGATCTTTGCTGACCTGATCGACAAGAGCTATACCATGACCGCAGGCGCATTTCAGATCGAGGTCGAGCAAGTCATCGAGCGCATTCCGCAGTTATTTTTCATGCTCGACAAACGAGCGCTTGAAACATCGCTGGAGAATGAGATCGGCGCGGCAATCGTCAAATCACTAGAGCGCGAATTATGAAGATCACCATCACAGCGACAGGACTCGATCCAGTAAAGGCGTCGATGATCCGACTACAATCGGCATCGGTGCGCAAAATCGCTGTGATGACTGGAGCGCAGGACGCGTTGGAAGTCGTCGAAAAATACTACAACTCGAACGGCTCAAGGCTTTGGGAAAATCCATCGCTTCCGACTCATGGACCAGGCAGGAAAAAAACGCAGTGGTGGCGAAAAGTGGCTGGCTCGTGGTCGATCATGGGCGCTAGCGGATCAGGCGTGACACTACGCAGCAAGGGCGCCATCGGATTTTCGCACAAAGTCACCGGCGGCACTATCACCGCACGGCGTGCAAAGTTCCTGACGATCCCGATTGTGCCAGAGGCGCACGGTCTGACAGCTCGCACATACAGCCGAACGATTGCCCCGCTATTCGCAGTCAAGGGCGTGCTAGCGCAGGCAGATGAAAACTCTCCCACTGGTATCAAACCAGTATTCGTGCTGAAGAAATCCATCACGCAGAAGCCATGGAAGAATGCACTTCCACCGGAGAAAACGTATCTCGATGCGTTCACGAATGGGGCGCTCCAAAGCATCATCGCACAGGTCGAAAGCACTACTTAAAAAAAAGCAATTACAAGCCAGAATCGGGTGGTAATCTTCTACTCGAAATGGCGAACGAAATCATCAGTGCATCATTCCAGACCGAAGTGGAAGCTTTGGCTGAGAGCATTGTATATCTCCCTGAGGGCGAGCATGAGATCCATGCTACTGTGAACGGCAAAGCTGCCAAGCGCAAGGTGAAGGTCGATGAGTCGATCCTCGCTGCATTCGCAAACGACTTACAAGCTCGGCAATCTCGCAACGTGCGACCATTCGCTGGCTTCGATCACAAAGCTGGTCCGGCATCATTCATCCCGAAAGAGTTCCGCTATGAAACGGGCGTTGGACTTGTGCTGGACATCGAGTGGACGCAAGCAGGCAAGACCGCCATCGAGGGCAAAGACTACTCCTACTTCTCTCCTAACTTTCTTCTTGCCAACGGCACGCCAGCAGGTTTGCCGACTCACGGCGAGATCGGCTCGCTAGTCAATGAGCCAGCATTCGAGGCGATGGAAAAGATCGCTGCATCATACAACGAAACCAATATGGACATCAAACCACTAATCGAACTCGGACTTGTTGCCGAGGATGTAGACCCTGAGAAAGCAATGGAAATTGCCAAGCTCGAAATCGAAGCCATGAAAAGCAAGATCGCTGAGATCGAGGCTGGCTACATGACGAAGGAAGCCGACGCAGTGCAAGCTGCTGCCAACCACGCCAACGAACTGGAGACAGTCACCGCATCGCGTGACGCTCTCGCCAGCGAAGTGGAAACGCTCAAAGCATCACTTGCTGAGATCGAGGACAAAGCTGCTGACTCGGTCATCGATGAGGCTGTCAAAGCTGGTCGCATCGCTCCGCAAGATGAAAAAGCCAAGTCATTCTGGAAGGCTCAAATCAAAGCCGACAAGAACTCTGTGGAAATTCTCAACGCCATCCCATCCAAGCCAGTGAACGGCGAAACCGTTCTTGCTGGCAAAGCTGACGAAGGCACCAAGCAAACCGAACTCAAAGGACTCGCACTCGTCGAAGCATCCTTCAAAGCTCAAAACCAATCTCACTAAACAAACAATACTATGCCAAACAACCTAACTCTGTTAGACCTTGCCAAGCTCAACGGACATGATCCCATCGTCGGTCTGATTGAGGAAGTCGCCAGTGCCTCGCCCGAGGTGACAACCATCCCAGCTCGCACGATCCGCGGCACGTCCTACAAGACAGTGACCCGTAACAGTCGCCCGAGCGTTGCATTCCGTCAAGCCAACGAAGGCACGGACGCTACCAAATCGAATTTCACCGAACGTCTCGTTGAGTGCTTCATTCTCTCCGCACGCGTTGAAGTCGATAAGGCTGTCGCTTACGGTTATGAGGACGGTGCCGAGGCTCTCCAAGCCATCGAGGCAATGGGTGTGATGCGCGCTGCTCTGACCACCGTCGGAACACAAACCATCTATGGTGACAACGCAAGCTCGAAAGGCTTCGCCGGTCTGCAAACATTGGTTAGCGCTCTCGGCAGTGACATCGTTGTTGATGCAGGCGGCACAACCTCCGCAACTGGATCCTCAGTTTACGCCATCAAAGCAGGCAACACTGGCGTGCAATACGTTTACGGCAACGGCACGACCTTCGACCTCTCGCCATTCCGCGAAGGCGACGCAGTTGATGCAGACGCCAAGCGCTACGCAGCATTCATTGCTGACCTCACCGCATGGATCGGCTTCCAGTGCGTCAACAAACATGCAATCGGTCGTTTGAAAAAGCTCACTGCAGACAGCGGCAAAGGATGCACAGACGCCAAGATTGCCGAGCTTCTCAGCAAGTTCCCAGTTGGCGAGCGTCCGACTCACTTGCTCATGTCGCGTCGTTCCGCATTCCAGCTTCAAGTCAGCCGGAACACAACCCCGTCCACCAAGCAGGAAGCCTTCACTGGCATTCTTCCCGGTGTGCCAACGGAATCCTTTGGAGTTCCAATCATCATCACCGACTCGATCGTTGACACCGAAACCCTTAGCTAATTCTAACCATACAAAATCATGAGCTTCGAATTTAACCGAAACATTCAAGACAAGAATTACACCTCCACTGTTGCGATCGCACAGGCTGGTGCTAACACCGCAGCATTTGACCTTGAGCAAGTAGTTGGTGGTGACATCGAGCGAGTAGTTTTCTCGCTCTCCGCTCCAACTGCTGCTGGTATCGCCGACACCAAAGTTGTCACCTACGCTCTGCAAGACAGCGCCGACGGTTCTTCATGGGCTGCCGTTGATCCAGCAATCAGCACGACTCAGACCGCTACTGGCTCCGGCATCGTTGCCAAAGAGGTTCGCTTCCGCGTTCCAGCTAATACCCGCCGCTATGTGCGCATCGCTCAAACGATGACCGCCTCGGCTGGCACGGTTACTGGCAACATGGTCGCTAAGCTTTTGTTCTAATCCGTTGGAACTTGTGTGCAAAGGGCGACGGAGTTGGTAGTTTCCTCCGTCGCCCTAAATTCTTGAAACTCATAACACTATGGCTTGGCTCGCTCTAACATACTCCGCACTTCGTGACAGACTCTCAACCGAGGAGTTCAATCGTCTGCTTGCTGAATGTCCGACACCCGAGGACAAAGCGCAGGAGATTCTCACGAGCGTAGCGCAAGACATTGCCTCACGCGTCAACTCAGGTCGTCGCAAGCGTGGATTGCCTCCAGTGGTCAATACGAACTTGTATGTCCCACCGGGAGCGCGCCGACACGCATACAATCTCTCACGCCAAGAGTTGACAGATTCCTACCCTTCGCTGGCTGAATTCAACGGCGATGATCGACGCAGAGCAGTTGAGGAAGCCAACAGTTACCTCGATGACCTTGCCAACAACAACGCAGACTCCGATGATACCGGAGCCGAATCATTCGCTGCCACTTCTGGCAGTTCTTTTCGCTATGGCGGCGCTGCTGTCATGAATTTCTCAGAATCACCATGAGCGTCATACGTCAGATAGTCGAAAGCATGGCAAAGACGCTGAAAGATCACGCGTATTTCCGCACCGTGCCGATTATTCCCGTTCTGGTTCAGGATCACAAAGACATCGACCGCGAGATCGAGAATGCAATGAGCAAGGCAGGCGCTTTCGTCATGGTCAACTTTTCGCAGAGTGAGGCATCGTCACCTGACACACCCGGACCATACATGGACTCGGCGACATTCTCGGTGACATGCTCGGAGATTCCAAGCGTCTGGAGACAGCAAGCTGGGAACATGTCAAAACCAAGCGCAACAGAGATCGGCGAGGCAGTGGCTCGCATTCTGCATCATCACAAACCAGTCGATACAAACGGCGATTCACTCACCGGCGGCGTTCTTACTTTCGACTCAATGCAGGAGGACGCAACGCCTCCGATGCTTCAACAAATCATCACTTTCAATTGCCCCGTGGGGCTACAAAATACAACTCCAACACGCTAAACCATCATGCCAACATTCGACAGAACCACCATCGTTCGCGGTCCTTGCAAAGTCACCTATGATTCGCAGACCTTCTACTCCAAAGCAGGAGTAGTGCTGACCACGACTAACTCGACATTCGATAAAGAAACCGACGCATACGGCATCGTGAGCAAGTCGAAAACCGACTTCACCATCGTTGTTGAATTTGAGCCGGTAGGCGAGATCGAGGCGCTCGCAGTTCTCTTCCCGCATGGCAACACTGCAATGGGAGCCAGCATTTACGGCTCGACCGACAAGAACCTTGTCATCGTATCAGTTGATAAAACCTACACGATCCTCAACGCTCAGATCACGCAAATGCCGACCATCTCATGCAGCGCGACCAAGACCGCGTTCGGCTCTGTGCAGTTCACCGGCTTGCTTAAGAAAGACGGAGATCCGCAGAACATCGAGGACTACTACACGACCGCAGGCGGAGCTAGCATCGGCACAGGATTCAACCCATCGTTGATCTACACCGCACCTTACACCGCGACACTTGGAGCACTTGATCCATTCATGAGCGCAGAAGGCTTTGAGATCAGCTTCGACCTTTCACTCAATCCAGTGCTTGTCGATGGAATCGGCACGGTGGACATGAGCATGGGCAATCTCGGCTGCAACATCTCATGCATTCCGACAGGCATCGATCAACTCGACTTTGACACGTTCTTCGACAATCTCAGCGCAGGCGAGGACTTGGCAGTGAGCGCACTCGAAATCAAAACCACCACAGTGGGAGGATTGGACTTCGACTGCGCAGAGGTACAAGTCACTGAATTGCAGCGCAACTTCTCAGCGAGTGACAACCGACTCGGCACGCTCACCATGAGCGCCAAGCGGACATTCAGCAGCGGCGCACCAGTCACCCTATTCCAAATCGGCGCAGTATCCTAAGCCATGTTCGTACGACTCCAGCGCGGCGCGATTGCTTACGACCTCGCCGGTGGCGACGGTCAAAGGAGCGAAACGTCCAACTTCTCAATCTCGGCTGAGCCGAACTTCCAGCAGGTGCAATACATCGAGGCTGACCAGTTCGATCAGTTCTTTCGTGGTGGATCCAGCACTACTGTCAGTTTTGACAGCGTGCTGACATTCACGTCACTAACCGACGCCGAGAACTACTTGCTGAACATGCCTCAAGGCTTGCTTTCACAGGCGAGCCAGACGGCTACGATTGGCAGGCTGACAGCGGCAGGCACAGTGCAATCTGAAACGCTAACTTGCGTCGGCACAACGACTGGAGCCGGTAACATTGACTGGTCATTCACGAGCGTGGACGTGACAGCGAGCGGATCAACGGCAGTGCTATCGGGTGACACGCCGACACAATACGCGGCGAAGATTGCGACATCGCTGAACGCAAATTCAAGCATCGCGTTTCGCTATGTCATCACCAGTTCAGGTGCGACCGTGATCATCACAAAGCGCCAAGCAGAAGCCAATGACGGCACGCTTGCACTTGTCACCACGAACGGCTCGCCATCGCCGAATATCACAGGTGCAACGAGCGGAGCGCCTTCAGCGGCTGGAGTAGCACCGACAATCTCCAACTCGAAAACGCTCTCCAGCGTCTCATGCGTGGTCAATCTTGCGCAGAACGGAGTTTCGATCTTGCAAAACGTAACAATACTCGGTAAATACTAAGCCATGGCAGCGAAGAACGTCGATATTAAGATCAACACAACTGCAAGCGGGACAGGCGCGAAGCAGACAGAAGATGGTCTAAAAAAAGTAGGCGATGAGGCAGAAAAATCCAGTAAGAAAAGAATCTCTGCTGAGGAAAGGGCTGCGCTAAAAGCAGAGCAAGCAGCACAAAAAGCTGCTGATGCAGCAGTTCGGGAGGAACAACGAAAGACCGCAGCGACAGAAGCGGAAGCAGCGAAGCGAGTCAAAGCGGAACAAAAAGCTCAAGCGCAAGTAGAACAA